TGCCCTGACAATCGCCGCCCAAGCTTTTTATACACGCATCCAATTCAACAAGTTTTAGGGTAATGGCACGGCAGCGTTTACCGGATGCGGTTAAGGAAAAACGCGGCACTCTCCGTAAGTGTCGCAAGCAGGATTCTGTCGAGACTCCAGCCGTACGGTTGGTCGATGTGAAGGTGCCAGCGCGACTCAAGGGGGTAGCGAAGAAGACCTACGAGTTCGTCACTCGCCAGTGCTTTGCTATGGGGATCCTCGCCGAGGTGGATATTCATGCGTTAGAACTTTACTCGTTTGAGTATGCCGAGTTGATTAGATTGCAGGAGCAGCTTGCATCTGAGGGGTATACTGTAGACGAGTTGACGAAGAATGGCTGGGTTACAAAGGTCAACCCGTTGGAGAAGGTTGTGCGCAACAAGCTCGTAGCGGTCAATGCGCTCGGGTCACAGTTTGGATGGTCGCCGCTATCGAGGATGCGCCTGCGCTCGATGGTTGCAGAGGAGAAGAAAAAGGATGATTTTGGGGGGCTGATAGATGGCTAAACAACAACTACATAGAGCAGAGCAGTACGCGGCGGATGTACGCAGTGGTAAGATAACGGCTTGTCACTGGGTACAGCGTGCTGTGGAGCGCTACTACAACGACCTCGACAATGCGTTAGACAAGGGGTGGGTGTTCTCGCGTCAACACGCAGAGCGCGCCATCAACTTCATAGAGAAGCTCCGCCACGTGAAAGGTAAGTGGGCGGGTGAATATTTAAAACTTGAGGGCTGGCAAGTCTTCATCCTCTGGAACCTATTTGGCTGGCTGATGGCGGGGACGATGACTCGCAGATTTACAGAAGCCTACGTCGAGATAGCGCGTAAAAATGGCAAGTCAACATTCGCAGCGGCCATCGCCCTATACCTTGAGTTTGCCGATAAGGAGATGGGCGCCGAGGTCTACTCGGTTGCGACAACACGCGACCAAGCACGCATCTGCTTTAAGTATGCACAGGATATGGTACGCTTCAGCGACCTGCGCAACTATGCGCTCGTAACACGTGACGCCATCGCTTTTGAAAAGCTGGGTTGCACCTACAAGCCTCTATCGAGCGACGCTCGCAACCTCGACGGTTGCCACTCTCACGGTGTTATCGTCGACGAGTACCACGCGCACCGCACGGATGAGGTCTACGACGTTATGCAGACATCTATGGGTGCTCGACAGCAGCCCCTTATGCTCATTATCACCACCGCGGGATTGAACACCTCGGTGCCGTGCTTCGCATACCGCAAGACGATGTGTCAGGTACTCGATGGTGCACTGGAGGCCGACCGCAACTTCGCAATAATATACACCCTCGACGATGTCAGCGAGGTAGACGACCCCGCAATGTGGGTAAAAGCTAACCCCTGCTATGGTGTATCACTCTCCGAGGAGTGGCTATGCGACCAGTACGACAAGATGAAGCGCGAGCCGTCGAAGATAGCCAACATAATGACCAAGAGCTTCAACGTGTGGATGGATGCGCCGACGGTGTGGATACCCGACCGCGTGTGGTGTGAGAACAAGAGTGTGGTCCCGCAGGATGAACTACTCGGGTGTAAGTGTACCGGAGCGCTCGACCTTGCGGCCGTGAACGACTACTGCGCCTTTGTGTTGCAGTTTCGGGAACGTGGGCGCTATCAGTATCTGTGGCGCTTCTACATTCCCGAGGATAAGTACCGCCAGCGCTACGATATGCAGCGCGAGAATGCTAACATTGAGGAGTGGGTGCAGAAGGGGCTAATCACGATAACGCCCGGCAATGTCACCGACTACGACTACATCTTGGCGGACATCGCCAAGCTGGGCGAGATGTACGACATTGAGGTGGTAGCCTACGACCCGTGGAACGCCTCGTCGGTGGCGCCGAAGCTCGTAGATATGGGTGTGAACCTTCAGCCATTCACGCAGACGATAAGTAACTATGCTGCGCCGACCAAGGAGTTCGAGCGCATCGTCGGCCTCGGCATCGTAGACCATTATGACAACCCTGTGGCTCGATGGATGCTCGCTAATGTGGTCATCCGCGAGGATGTGAATGGAAACCGCCGCCCTGACAAGTCGAAGTCGAGTGAGAAGATCGACGGCATCGTAGCGGCGATAATGGCGCTCGGGCAGTCGATGTCCGATAGTGCAGAGCAAGCATCAGTATACACGCATCGCGGCATAATAGGCAGTGAGTACTTCGACGATGACGACAACGACAACTTAGACGATATAGATTGGAACGATGACGATGAGTAATGTCTCGGCCGCTGATAAAGATTTCATCAGCAGCCCCGCGGGATTTTTCGCCCGCTACGTAAAGAACAGAGCGTACTATCCGAAGTGTGAGGAGGCATACGAGTGTACCGAGCGGCAATATACTGCATTGATGGGAAAAAGAAAGTATAAGTCATACGACAGCTTTAGAAGCGCGCTATCGCAATTCTACAAGCGCCAGTAGTGCTGCCATCATAAGCTAACGCCGGGGGTGAGGCCACAAGCCTCTCCCTCGGCGTTGTGTTTTTATGCGCACTTATACACACAAAGTAAACAAAGGTGTGTCTGCAAGTGTAAAATGTTAATGACGTTAACAAAATCTGCTAAAGTGGTGCTCTAATTTTGTGCTAAAGAATTAGAGCAAATGGGCATATTATCTCGAATATTTAGCAATACGCAGCCATCGAATAGCTTGGTGCTCCCAGTGAGCATCACGAAGAGTGGCGATAGTCCTATCCTCGCGGGCGATGGCGCTATGCGTGTGCTGACCGTCTATGCGTGTGTGCGTCTTATTGCCGACACCATCGGCACCCTTCCTATTCACGTTAAGCGTCGCATGCCTGACGGTGCGCGCATCACCGTATACGACCATCCAGTTGCCCGCCTACTCAATAGGCCGTCGCCGCTGGTAGGGCGCATCGACCTCTTCCGCGCCATCATCACGGCCGAGGAGCTCCGCGGCAATGGCTATGGCTACATCGCGGCTCGCGATAAAAGGGGCTATCCGACACGTGTAGACTACTATAGCGCAGACGATGTGTCGATAATGGTGGGCGATAACGATGTGTTCTACCACATCGCACCCCTCGCTATAGATGCGCCATCGCGCGACATCATCCACTTCCGCGGTCATACGAAGGATGGCATAGAGGGCATAAGCCCTATATCGCTTCTACGTGACGATATTGAAAATTGTCACAACACGACACTTTTCAGCAAGGAACTCTATAAGCGCGATCTCCGCACGGCGGGCGTATTCGCGACAGATCAGAAGCTCAACGATGATGGCATTGCGCGTCTGTTTAAGGACTTAACCAAGATGCTCCGCAAGGCCAAGACATCTGGCACACCTATCATCCTCGAAGAGGGTCTTAAGTATACACCTATGACTCTTAGCCCGGAGGATGCGCAGTTTGTGTCGACAAAACTGCAGAGCATCGATCAGGTAGCCTCGGCATTCCGCGTGCCGCCACATAAGGTAGGCGACCTCACACGTGGCACCTATTCGAATAACGAGCAGGGCAATATCGAGTTCTATATCGACTGTATCCGACCGAAGATCGAACAACTCGAGGAGGAGCTCAATAATAAGCTATTCCTGGAAAGCGAGAAGGCTGAGTACTATGTCGACATCGACTTTCGCGGACTATTCAGGGCCGACACCGCCACCCGCAAGGACTGGTATAAAGAACTTTATTACATCGGCGTGTTCTCACCTAATGAGATACGCGCGCTTGAGGATATGCCACCATACGAGGGGGGCGACCAGCACTACGTGCCAGTGAATATGACGACACCAGCAAATATTGATAATCAAAATGGAAATGGAAAATCTAAATAATATCGAGTTGCGCCGATTGAGCGCAGCACCCGCGGAGTTCCGCGTCGAGAAGGTCGAGCGCGAGGATGGCGGTACAGACCGCTATGTCAGCGGCTATGCCGTTGTCTTCGAGCAATACTCAAAGCCTATATGGGATGAATGGGTGGAGATTATCTCGCGCGGGGCCTTCGCTAACACAGATATGAGCGACGTGGTGATGGTCGTAGACCACGCTCGCGATGTGCAGTCTATTCTTGCCCGCTCGCGCAATGGCGAGGGTACGCTCTCTATCACTATCGACGAGCACGGCGTAGCATTCCGCTTCCTCGTGCCAGATACGACGGTTGGCCGTGACATCGTGGCGCTCATCGAGCGTGGCGACATCTCGGAGTGCAGCTTCGCATTCTGGGTTAAAGAGGATAGATGGTCGTATGACATGGTGGTCGAAGGCAAGACCTACGATGTGCGCCGCATCGAGCAGGTCGCCAAGCTCGCAGACCTCTCTATCGTGGTCAATGGCCAGTATCCCCAGACGTCTGTCGAGGTGGACGAGCGAGCGCTGGCCGCCGCTCGACGAGCTAAGGATGAGCCTGAGCCTGAGCGCATGTCACTAAACCTCGCTAAGGCTATTGTAGAATCATTTTCTTAAACCCTATTATATCTATGAAGTTAAAGGAGTTATACGAGAAGCGCGCATCGCTCCAGGAGCAGATGCGAGCTATTACCGATGCGGCAGAGAAGCGCGCAGAGAAGAGTTTGACCAACGACGAAGAGGCCCAGCTCAAGGGGCTCGTCGAGGAGCGCTCGAAGCTCGACACGCAGATCAAGGCTGCTGAGATACTCGAGGCCGAAGACAAGCGTCAGGCCGAGGCCGCAGTGGCAGAGAAGCGAGGCAACGCGGAGAGCTCGGCAGAGAAGCGCGCCTTCTGCGACTATATGCGCAACGGCCACATCACCGAAGAGCAGCGTACAGCCATCACAACAGAGAATGGCGCAGTGATGATCCCCAAGGAGATCTCGCAGCGCATCATCCTCGGCCTGCAGGGCGCGTTTGAGTTGATGAATGGCGTAGACCTACGCATCACATCACACGCAAAGACCTTTGTCGAGCCCATCCTCTCGGGTGATATGACACTTAAGCGTATCACTGTGGGCGCTGCCAATGATGAGGGCGCCGCTACGTTCGAGGGCATCGAGATTAAGGCGTACGATTACCGCCTGCCTGTCATTCCCGTATCTATCACCCTTATGGAGGGCAGCGATGCCGACATCGAGGGTGCTATCGTAGCATTGCTCACTGAGCATATCGCGCGTGGTCTCACAAATCTCGCAACGACGGGTGGAACTGCTACCGATGGCGTACAGGCCATTGTACCCAAGGTGTCTGTGGCAACAGCGGCCTCGGCAACGGCTATTACCTATGCCGACCTCGTCGACCTCTTGGCGAAAGTCAAGTCACCACACAACGGCAAGGGGGTAGCGTCGTTTATGATGAACTCTACAACCCGCGCAGCGTTGATGAAGGTGCTCGACGAGCAGGGCAGACCTATCTTCATCGAGTCTCCTCGTGAGGGCGAGCCCGACAGAATCTTTGGCCGTACAGTCGTCATCAACGACGAGATGCCCGACATCGCAGCTGGTAAGGTACCCATCATCTTCGGCGACCTCAAAAAGTATGTCCTCCGCATCGTTCAGGGTGTGCGCGTGCGTGTATACCAGGAGGAGAAGTTCTACAAGGACAACTGCATTGGCGTGCAGGCATTCGTGTCTGCTGATGGCCAGCTTATCGCAAAGACTGGCAAGTACGAGCCTCTCGCAGGTCTCAAGATGAAGGCATCGTAATAGTTAATACCTCATAGATATGCTACGCTTAAGCTCGAAACAATATCCGGCTAACCTCATTAGCTATATCGTTCAGAAGCATCTTCGTGTAACGACGAAGGATGGCGAGTTGTACGATTACGCCATTCTGTGTGTAAAGAATGCAATATCGGCTGCAGAGGAGTATACGAATAGATGTATCTGCCAGGTGGATAGCATATACGAATGTGTCTCGGATGGCAGTAGGGAGATAGAACTCCCTATTGCCCCGTATCGGGAGTTAAGCGTAGTGTTCGTTGATGGGGTGGACCATACCGACGACGCGGAACTATACTCTACGGATAAGCGGGCCTATGTCATTCTACCTGATGCGCCCGCCGTTGGCGCAAAGGTAGGTGTGGCTGGATTAGTGGGCTATCGCGATATTGACGTGAAAGGCATTGGGAATACGGGGGAAGTTGAGCTTCCCTACAGGATTCCAGGCGCCATTATTCAGGCCATAATGCTAATGGCTGGGACCTTCTTCGAGAACTCAGCTGACGTCGTCGGAGGCTCTGTTAATGAGCTCCCGATGTCCGCAAAGTCATTGCTTAACCCCTATCGTATCTATCCGTATGGCGAATTATAACATAAAGGCATCGCTATACTTAGGCGGTGCGGTTGATGCTTATGGCAGTGCCGCGGCCGTGGGCTCCTTGTGGGGTGAAGTATGGTGTGAAGCGACATACTCGGGAGGCAGCCGCCGAACGCAGGCGGGGCGTCTTGTTGGCGAGCACCAGGTAGTGCTCACAACGCATTGGCGCCAAGGTATTGAGCAAGCCCGCTATGTAAACTTCGACGGGATGATACACCCGATAGTGGATGTTATCCCCGAGGGCAGGCGAAGACGAGTGCATATCATCACCTACGCAGACGACCAGAGCTATGGAACTTGATGTTGAGAATATCGGCAATCTGCAGCGTGATCTGAGCGCCATCTATGGCAAGCTCAATAAACGTGATCTCGCAAAGCTGATGAAGCCTGGTGCGAATGTGTTTCGCCAGGCCGTGAGGAGCAGAGCACCAGTGCGCAAGGGCGCGCTCAGAAGTGCCATACGTGTACGTACGGCGCGAGGCAAAAAGGATGCGCCAGGCGCAGCTGTAGATGTCTATTTTGCCAAGACGTACACTTCAAAGAAGGGCGTGAAGGGCAAGCCGTATTACGCGCTATTTGTGCATAACGGCACGCCTGAGCGCTTCCGCAAAAAGTCCAAGAGCTCTACGGGAAAGATGCGGCCCAACCCCTTTGTCTATGACGCCTTCGAGGCAGAAGTGCAACGTGTAGCAGATATGGTATTAGATAATATCGAGCGAGCCTTATGATAGAGTTAGTTGCAGCATTAAAGAAGATACTCCCGACATACACACTCCCAGCGCCAGCCGATGCGACAGCCCCTTACGCCGTATTCTCGGCAAGCGAGAGCGTGGTGCGCACAAAGAGCGGCATCGCTGGGTATGAGGGAACTATCAACCTCTCTATATATGCCCCGAATATGTTGATACTCGAGCGCGTAACTACGCAGGTTGTCGCGGCACTCGACGAAAAGACACTCGACGGCAAGACAATGTACATTGCTGACATCGATGTGACAGACTACCCAGATGTCGGCTTGATAGCGAAAGAGTTAACAATTAATACACTAAGATAGTATGAGTATATTAAAGGGTAGGGATCTCGTCGTATTGGTTGACGACGCTCCCGTGTTTCACGCGACACAACACCAGATTACACTGAACGCCGATTTCGAGGACTGGGAGACGAAAAGTTTAGAAGGCAAGCAGAAGACACTGACAGGGCATAGTGGTACTGTGCAGGTAGATGGGCTCGTAGCTACAGAGGTAGGAGATGGCGAGCACGGTGTCGATCAACTCTTAATACTCTTGAAAGACGGTGCTCCCGTAGCTCTTCTTTCGGAGCTACCAATGGGAACAAAAACCGATAAGCTCGCGACTATCAGCATTCCCAAGGCGTGGGCAACATCCGTATCTATGACTGGGCAGGTGGGGCAGAATACCACCTATTCTGCACAATTCGCATTCAACGACTTCGAGGTATAACTATGATAAGGTATCTAAATATCTCAGGTGAGCAGTGCCCCGCCGACTTCTCCATAATGACGCTGGCGAAATTGGCACAGCGATATGATGTCGACATCACTGGCCTCGGCGAGCTTTTGGCCAACCAGTCGACGCTCGAGGCGCAGATAAACCTCGTGGCAAATATCGCGGTTGAGGCCCTGAATGCTGGAGCGAAGCGCGAGGGTATCGACAAGCACTATAATGTCTACGACATCTATGACGCGCTGACAGTGGATATGTCACTCTCGCAAGAGGTAATCTCTGGATTCACATCTACATTCAAAGGCTCGGAGGTTTTTCCGAGGCCGTCGCTTTCGACGGCCAAGCCGAAAAAGGTGAAGGACGGCGAATAACACTCGAGCTGCTCTTGGCCGTAGGTGTCGGGATGATGGGGCTTGCACCCCACGACATCTACGACCTTGAGCTGGTAGAGTTCAATGCCGCATATGCAGGATGGCTGCGTGCACGCGAGCAGTCGATACGTAACGATTGGGAACGCACGCGGTGGAGCACAGCACGCCTCGCAGCCTGCTGGATAACGGACAAAAATACGAATATTATGGAGCTATTCCCGCTGCCGTGGGATAAGCCCGCGATGGGCGAGGTGGAGGTGATAACCGCCGAGGAGCGACAACGCAGAGTAGCTGAAATTGTCAAACGACATAAGAAGAAGCACGATGAGCAAGAAATTAGCGAGCCTGATAATTAGGATTGCCGCCGATGGTGCCGAGGCCGAAAAGACGTTGCGCACGCTCGAGAAGAGCGTGGGCGAGTTCGGCAAGAAGATGAAGAGCGTAGGTGATAGTATGTCGAAGTATATCACCGCACCTCTCACGGCACTTGCGGGGGTGTCGGTTGCGGCAGCCAACACGCAGCTTCAGGCTGAGGCTAAGTTGCTCACAGCTCTGAAGGGGCGTGAAGATGTGCAGCGCAAACTTATCGCTTCGGCGGCGGAACTCCAATCACGTAGCACCCTCGGCGACGAGGTAATTATCAACCAGCAAGCATACCTCGCTGCGCTTGGGCTCACCGAGCAGCAGATCACAGAGACAATAGAGGCTGCAGCACAGCTGTCTTATGCAACGGGTATGGAGCTCGAGGGTGCCGTGAAGAACCTCGCAAAGACATATAGCGGGCTCACTGGCGAGCTGGGCGAGAGTATCCCCGCACTAAAGGAGCTTACCGCCGAGGAGCTTAAGGCGGGTGCCGCCATCGAGTATGTCGGCACCAACTACAAGGGCTTTGCGGAGGCTGCCGCCACAACGGGTGCAGGCCCGATGATGCAGCTTAAAAATCAGCTCGGCGACCTGGCGGAACAGATTGGCATCGCCCTACTGCCCATCTTGCAAAAGCTAACGGAGTGGATGTCGGATATTGTATCGTGGTTGCAGACTCTCACGCCAGGAACTATGGAGTGGGTTGTAGGCATTGGCGCAGCGGTAGCGGCTCTCGGCCCGCTGCTGTCGTTAGTTGGCAGATTGACGACGATGGTACCTGCGCTACTTACATTTTTGGCAACGCCAGTTGGCGGTATTGTCGCGGGGTTTGCGGCAATAGCGGCAGCGATAATGAGCGTGGCTAATAGTACAGAGCAAGCTGAGAAGCGCGTGAGAGCATATCGCCAAAGCTTATATGAAGAGCGCAAGAGAGAGGCTTATAACACTGCTATGCATATGTATAATAGGCCTTCGGTTTCGGATGACGAGTTGCAGGCGCTCATTGCGGATTATAAGGCGATGCTTAATGCCGATGTTAACAGTTGGCAAATAGCGAATGGCGGCGGCTTGAATAAGGCACAAAAGGAAGCGCTATCGGTGCAGAAGGAGACTATCCGTGCCCTCGAGGACATTGTAGCGCTGCGCGCACGCGAGCGAGAGGATGCGGAGGCTATTGCCGAGGCTGCAAGGAAGCAAGCAGAAGAGGCTGCGCGCAAGGCCGAGGCCGAAAAGCAAGCGGCTTTGGCTGCATCGGTTAATAGATGGAGGGCCGAAAATGAGAATCTAATAACATCTGATGCCGCAAATCTATCGTCGCTCACCACTGTAAGCACCGAAGGGTTGGCCAAGGCGTATCGTGGCGATGTACTGCTTCGCATTCACTGGTTGCGCCAGTCGTTTCGCGATGCCGAGGAACAGGCGGGAGAGATCTCTGAAAGTGGAAAGCGGATACGTAGCTTGGTAGATGGTGCCTTTCATAGCATTGTAGTAGGTATAGGCGAGGGTATTGGGGACCTGCTGTCTGGCAAGGCTTTTAATCCGATAAAACTAATGCTCGAGGCTATCGGAAATATGCTGAAGCAGATCGGTACCACCATTATCACGTCGTCTACTATCTTCGCAAAGCTAAAGGCCGTAATCGGAAGTGTCGGTCTCGGATTGGCAGCGATACCAGTAGGTATGGTAGCCATAGCTGCTGGCCAGCTAATGCTGAACAAGGCTCAGACGATAAAGCTTGCGCAGGGGGGCTTGGCCTACGGGCCTACTCTTGCGGTCGTTGGCGACAATCCTGGAGCGACAACCGACCCCGAGGTTGTGGCGCCGCTATCGAAGCTACGCCAGTATATGGGTGGAATGCAACTTGAGCTCGTAGGCGGCGTACAGTTCGAGCTCCACGGCGATGCTGTGCGAGCCATCCTTAACCGAGAAAATGTACGAATAACACGTCGAGGATAATGGCATACGTAGTGCGATATAATATATTTTATCAGTCGCCGATGCGCGATAAAAAGGAGTGGCTGATAACCATAGAGGAGAAGGACTATGCAGGCAGTGAGGCTGCCGTGACACTGCGCTCAAAGGTGGATGGCTTCACGCTGCGTAGGGGTGCGCGCGATGCTGGCGAGCTGCAGCCTATAGTGGCAAGCGACCTCTCACTTCGTGTATTAGTGACGGATGACACTCCCGATCTGCGCAAGTTGTACAGCGACGACCCGTCCAAGTATCGCGTGCGCGTGTATCTGGTGCAAGGTATTCGCAGAACGACGATATGGCAAGGCTACCTATCGACAGGCCAGTACTCGCAGCCATTTGCAAACCCTCCATATACTGTTGACATAAATGCCACAGATGGGTTCGACATCTTGCGAAATACTCCCTTCGCAACGCCCAAGGGCGAGCGTTGGCAGGGGCTCGTTAACCTGAGAGAGCTGATATGGACGTTGACAGAGCCTCTATCTATGCCACTGAGGGCATCTATATGGGGGCTCGACAACGTATCGATAGAGCAAAGTGCCGTCACAGAAGCGCAGATAGGGCTCACATATGAGGGTATATATGCCAGTATGAGTGATGGCGATACCGACGCGCTACCATCGTACTACGATGTGTTGACAGCCGTGCTGCAGAATTTCGGGCTACAGATGCACCAAGGATATGGTGCGCTGTTCCGCGTGCGCCCAGTATTCGCATTAGCCTCAGCAGAACGCCCCGCCTGGTACGCTACATCACTCCCGGGTGTCTCTGAGCGTGCCGTGACACTCCCGCTTCTCGGGCCTGGAGACTATGGGCTGTCGACGTCGGCATTAATGACGATGCGCCCACCGTTAAAGGAGGTTCGCAGAGGAGATGCTGCCTCGTTAGATATGATGAACGTGGTGCTTAACTCGTATGTCGAGCCATCGGAGTGGGTGATTCAGCGAGGGGTCCCCGAGCCTAAGTATAGAGTGGAGTATCGCAAAGGGTATAATGGTATCCGCTTCGCATATTGCCGATACCAAAGGCCCTCGTCGCCAACTGACAGGACACAGTGGTGGGGGAAGGCGATAGATAGCGTTATTATGCCGTTATCTTGCACCTTGACGTTCTCGCTCGACCTTTACAATCTGACGAAGTCGTCGTTGCCACTGGGTGTCGTTATTATCGCGGTCGATGCCCAGAACTCATTAGCGTGGCTAAATGCTGGCGAAAACTATAGCTCAGCGATGACAGCGCCCAAGGGTACGTATATGTGGAGTGCTCAGCAGAAGAAGTGGTATGACGTAAGTGGCGATATGTACTGGACCGTATTATTCAGTGGTATAACTGGGTGCACTCTGGACCCGGCCCGAGTAGACACCCCAATGGGCGTGGATGTATATGTCGGCGAGCCTACGACTGTCGACATCGAGGTTAAAGATGTCCCCGATGGAGGTGCACTGATGCGCCTCGCAATGGTGATATTCGCCGACAGATATAAGGGAAGCTTCGAGATGGCAGCACCTCGAGTGAATGTGTCGTATACCGATGCCGATGCGGACGATGAGGAAGAAGAGGGCGTGGTTGTCAACGCCCCCGCAGAGGTAATCTCTATCAGCAGGTACGGTTCGGGCTCTGAAGAGATAACACAGCGATGGGGTGAACGAGGAGCCGTGCCCGCTTTGGGCGGCGCCCTATCGTCAGGGGTGGTTGATGTAGCGACAGGGAGGGTGATAGCTGGCTATCTATCTCCTGCTGACAGGTGCACACTGCCCGATATTATAGCGATGCGAATGCGACAATTCCGAGGGCGTGCCACGCAGACACTAGAGGGTGACATCTACAACGAGCAGCCCATAGACTTCGACACGACGTGGCTCGACGATGAAGGCAACTACTACTATGCTGCATATATCGAGGAGAATATTCGCCGTGGTATCAACTCTGTGCAGTTGCAGCAGCTCCCCTCCCGCACGCGCATAGATGAAGTGCCCACGACGTATACTATTTCCAGCCAACGTGTCGGCTTCGCCACATCTTTAATATACAAAGGGAGTGGAGAAATACGCCTATTCGACGTTGTGTCTAAAGAAACGAGTGTCATCGCTATTACCGACGGCGCGGGCGTGCAGCTGCGCAAGGGAATTAACGCGGTATGTGTCAGCGAGCCGAATGCAGGTGTCGGCAGTAGACTTACGGCGTACAACCCACAAGGCAAGCTGTTGAGTTGCATTGACGACATTGGAGCTGCTATAACCCTCTCAGATACCGCTGTCGAGAGTAAGACGATGGTTGCGAATGCAATGTATGACGCAGACATATCTATGTGGACGTTAATAGGCAATGTCGATGGCACTTCGGATAAGCTGCGTATATACGTCCTCGATAAATATGGAATACTGCAACGCGAAACGACGGTGAGCCACGGGCGTCTTGTCGGCCGTCCTGCACTGATGGCGGGGGGCTTTGCCTATTCGGCAATGCCGCTAACGTCTACCACAGCAACGCTATATTGGCACAACTACCTCACAGACGTGTGGCCGAACATTGCATTGGCACAGGAGAATACCGACTTGAAAGCGATAACAGATCACACTGTCATTGCCCAAGGCTCGGCTACGGGGGCGATTATCTCGGTACTGCCAAGAGAGGACACAACACTATCGGGTACAGTATACCCCTCGCGCGGGGAGTTCATCGCTGCAAATGACTACTACGTGCTGAGCAGAGAGAATACTACTACACTGCGCGTGTTCGTGCCATCGACGGGAGTGCTCGCCAGCCACGTGTGCTTGGGCACCAACCCGATGCTCGTGGGTGACAAAATTGTTTGGCAGGAGGCGGGTAAAATAATTATTAAAAACGCCCTCGCGGGGGACTTGTAAAATGGACTGGATAAGTGTAGCAGTAACGGTTATTACCTCGCTCGGCGGGTTCGAGTTTATCAAATGGGCGGTAACCCGTAAATATGGAAAACGCGTCGACGAGGCTACAGCGGATGATAGTGAGTTTGGCGTGCTACGCAAGCAAATTGAGTTCTTGCAAGAGCAGCTTCTGAAAAAAGAGGAGCGCTTCGCCTCCCAGACGGATGTCCTCCGCGCGACAACGGCGCGAGAGCTCGAGCTTACGCGCAAGGTGTCAGTACTGGAAACCGAGCGAGCCTTAAAGCTATGCGAGCGTAGAAATTGTGCAAGCCGAGAACCTCAAAGTGGATATTAGTATGACAAAGCAGAAAACACAGCCTCGCGGGCTGAGAAATAACAACCCCGGGAATATCAGGAATAATAACATTGCCTACCAGGGCGAGGTTCAACCATCGCAGGATGGAGCATTCAAAACATTCACGTCGATGGCTTATGGCTACCGAGCAATCTTCGTACTCTTACATACGTATCAGCGAAAGCACAACTTGAATACTATCGAGGCAATGATAGCACGATATGCCCCAGCGAACGAGAACCATACGCGCGCGTACATCGACGCCGTTGCTGAATGGTCTGGCGTACCAGCAACCGTGCGCGTAACGACGACGAACACAGAAATAATGGTGCCCATCGTCGCCGCAATGTCGCGTGTCGAGAATGGCGTGCCCGCCGTGATGGCCGACGTCGAATTGGGCTGGAGACTATTTATATCGGATTATCGAAACCATAGAATTTAAAGATATGAAATTCATTCACAACAACATCTTGCCGATGCGAGGCTTCGGCTTGATGAACATACTGGGGCTGGTGTTTAGCCGCAAGCCAATAGAGCAGATCACCTGCAAATCGAAGCGCCACGAAGGCACGCACGCCTATCAGCAGTATGAGCTGTTGGTGCTGGGCGCCATAGTAGCACTCATCCTATGCAACATCTATGCAAGTTGGTGGTACCTGCTTGCTCTGCCAATTGTGCCATTCGTCATATATGTGCTGGCATTCTTCGCGGAGCTTGTGCGCCCGCCATACCACAATGCCAAGGAGTTTTTTAAAGGCAAGCGTTTCCGCGATAAGGTTAAGGCTATACCCGCGTGGTTTACCAAGGTGTGGATGGATGCCTACAGAGATAATTGCTTCGAGCGCGAGGCTTATATGAATGACGATAACCCCGAGTATAACTCTACACGTTCTTGGTGCGCGTGGTGGAGGTATATTATTCCGTGCGAAGATAGAAGAGATGCGTAAAACGCTGTTCATAATAGTAGTTGGTTATTTAGTTGTTTGTGCTGGGTGCTGCCCCTGCCGTCAGGCGGGGACAGCCTCGGCCGTTGTCTACCGAGATAGTGTGTACGTCACACGCTACGATACGCTACGCATTGTGGAGCGTGATACGCTTGTTCTGTGTCCCTTGCCACCATCGCACGACGCTATAATTACCGAAGCGCAGTATTCGCAGTTAGAGAACGCCTATTGTTCCACCTTAGCAGAGATAGATGCAGAGGGCAGACTGCGCCACACCCTCGATGCGAAGGATAGCGCCTTGTTGCCAGTGCGCGTAGAGCGCGTAGAACACATCGTGCGTGATACGGTGGTTAGGTGGCATGTGGATAAGCGCACCGAGGTAAGTGTCAAGGAGGTGATAAAAGTTACCCGATGGCAGCGCACGCAGATAGTTGCGCTATGGGTATTGCTTGGCATCCTCGCGATTGTTTATCGCAAGAAGATATTGTCGCTCGCTAAACGTATTTTACCATAGATCTAATCTATCTTTACTGGGACTGGTAGTCCCGATATAGGGGGCATAAAGAAAGCCCCTGCTCTCTATTTGAAGTTGTCCGACATCTAATAGTAAAGGTGCATCCTCACCCAGCAGGGGCTTAACCCTAACGGTGACGGATGCACTTTTGATATGTCGGACGCACAAAGATAGATAAAAAATGAAAAATAACAAGCGTGTGCGCGAAAAATCTCAGCGCACTATAGATGATCACAATCAAGTACACCTAATTAATAATAAGTTAAGAGAAGAGTTCGGGCGCGTGTATCACGCAATCTCGCGTGGTGAAATATACAATATGATAGCCGAGCGCCTGTCTGATGGGAATAAATACTGCAACAAGAGGATAGCATATATCCTAAATCATACGAAGTTGGTATGAGCTTGTCTAACAAGTCCAATTTTAACAGTTTCACCCCCGTCAGAAGTGCATCTAGCGGGGGTGATTTTCATTTTTAGGGACTTGTTAGACAGCCCCTTGCCCTTTATGACCATTCTTTCCAATGTTTTGTAAATTGGAAAGGATTGATTTCCGCATTTTAGGAAATGATGTCCGCATTTGGGAAAGAGTTAAGTCGCCAAAGATATGAGGATTATAGACCTTTGCATCAAGACCAATAGTGGTCGAAATGTAAAAGATTCAAAGGTTATGAATGAGAATTTGGATTTGCTGACCAAGGGCGATTTGGCTCTCTATGAAACCCGCCGTTATGGTCGTGGCTACGGCTATGGTGATGGCGAGTGTGGCTATCCTGTACACTACGGCAAGCGTAAGGATGCCCTTCAGGGTGCTTCTATCACCGGTGTTGTGATTGGTGGCGCTGCCCTTGTCGCTGCAGTCGCTGTAGGCTGGGGCTTGAATGCCGCATCGAAGGCACGTGCTCGTGGTAACGAGAAGGCTATTGACCGCCTTGCTGAGCTCGCTCTTGCAGAGCGTACATCGCGCGAGAACTGGCAGATGAAGCACTCACCCTCGACGGTTCAGTATGTAGACGTACAGACGGGGGCCGGTGCTTTTAGTGGCTCGGCTGCTAACGCTGCTGCTTATGCGGCGGCAATCAACAACAATAGCGGCATCAACTCTGCTATTGGCGGTTGTAACTTCTTGCGAGTAGCGCGCTACAGCGCTCCCCAGCCCTGCGGTTGCGACACTTGCAACGATTAACGTGTGTCATTGAGGGTGGGGCATCCCACCCTCTTAATACTCAACCATTATGTTTGGCAAAAAAACACCTATAATAGACCTCGCGCGTATACAGCCATCATCGAAGATGTCGCTTAAGATGTCGTGCTTGGCAGCCTGTAACAACAATGTCGAGGAGGCGCAGAAGCTCTACGACTTCATCGCGTCTGACATCAACCTCCCCGACACCGATATTGTGCCACCCACAGCGATGGAACGCTTCAAGAGTGGAGCAGAGAGCCTATTCGGTTGGATCGGCGAGCATAAGGACTCGCTCATCGAGGGTTACAATATGATACAGATGATCCGAGGAGGACAGCCAATAAGTGTAGGAACACCAGCAACACCTCCTACTGGTGTACCACCATTACCATAATAGGATATGAAACCATACAAAGTAGAAATATACCTCTATGCCGAGAATGAGGCAGAGGCTCAGGAGGCTACAAAGGCCGCCTATGACTTCGTGAAGGGTAACTATGAGGCGGGCATCCTCGTTACCGCAAAGAAATTCACAGACATCATCAAAAAGTGGGGGAACAACCCCTTAGTACGAAACTTTATACGATAGAGAAATGGAAAATACGCAGCCAATCAACATCTTCGCAAAGATATTAGAGGGTGTGAAAGTTAATAATGAGATACTCGTGGGGCTCGCGGCTGATATGGAGACAATCAAGGAGCAACAGCGAATGATACTCGTAGCTCTATATCCGCCAGACGAGAATGCTGAGCCAACAGCCCTCGGCTCAGAAGCAATGTAATTGTAGAGGGCATAAAATTTAGGTTATATGAGTTGTTCAAAGAAAATTCCCGCAGCCATCATCACGCCAACACTTGCTGCTGGCTCGGTTGCATCACCCTACTATGTAGAGGTGAACATTACGCAGAAGCTCTGCCATAAGACTTGCAAGGACAATACGCCAGTATTTGTCCCGCAGTTCTCGTTGGAGGGTGTATCAGAGGTAGGGACTAATCAGTATGTTGCCACCGTGCGCGTGCAGGGCGTTATCTCCTATCTCCCCTGCGATGGGTCTTGTTGCACGAAGCAGCAGCCTCTCAATCAGACATTCACTATCCCGTTCTCGTTCACAGGGACTCCCGATGTGACAATCACAGCTGGAGCGAGTGCCAATGAGATTGTGACAGCTGCGTGTCACAACTGCTCACGCAACTTCGTGAGTGAGACGCCCCTCACGCTAACAGTAGTAGCTGCTGCGTAATGGGATGGATAGAAGCAATAGTCTCGATGTGTGTAGTTCTAATCGCACACCACCTCGGCTTTATCGATAAGGTGTATAATGTCGCTGGCGAGATTGCACGATGCCCGATGTGTAGTGTCTTTTGGATTACGCTCGGAGTGCTATGGTACAATGGTATTGATACTATCGAGGCTGTTGCTCTATCCTTTATTATGGCATACCTGTCTAATTGGGTAGCCATAGCCATAGATATATTGTCACTATTATACGAAAGAGTATGGCAAAGAAGCAGAAGATTAAGGAGGCCGAGGAGCAGACACAAATAGAGCCAAAGGCAAAGATACGCTCTCGGCTAAGAAAGATGAAGTATCACCCCGTAGCCCGATATAAGGGTTGCATAAATTGTGATTAACTATGTACGAACAAATAATTAAGGAGAGTTTCGCCAAGTTCAAAGGTGACGAGCAAACGATGTGGGCCAGTATCAAGTTGGTGAACGATACGCTTCACAAAATCAAAGAGGAGAATCCAACGCTCTACTGGAACTTTATGCGCGATGCCCACGAGATAATGCAGGGTAAGCACTACAATGAGGCATACGCCAAGTGGGAGGTCGAGCAGATGCACCACAAGTCGCCCGACGGCAAGGTGTACAAGGGCGAGCACTGGTCTCTCGAGCAGACTGACGCGGTTATGTCAAAGTATCGAACAAAGCTCCCAGGCAACGTCAATGAATACGACTTTTACGTAGCACTGAATAGCGCGTGGCACGACTTCAGTTGCTGGGCGCGCGAGAAGTTTTCGACAGACACGGAGGTCGAGGTAGCTGTTGTAGAACTCGCTATTGCCTACTGGTTCAATGACGCTGACTACGAAGGCGACGGGAAAGTGTGGCGCACACTTTCTGGCAAATAGGCGGCTATATTAAAGTCATGTAAACGGCTATTATATTGTGTATAAATATATTATCAGCATATCGTTAAGTTTGGGTTAGTAGTTTTACAGAATTTGTTTCTGGAGTGCCGAGAGCCGTCGTGAGACGCCTCTCGGCTGCTTTTTATGGGGTTCTGAGCCATATTTAGAAAAGTGCGAAATTTGCACATTTCACACAAAGTGCGTATATTTGTGCGCAGAAAGCGGCCAAAAAAGCGGCAACATTTTTTTTATGGCAACATTTACCCTAAAGGTTAGCGACACCCGTCGGAAGGACGGCACTGCTAATGTCAAGATACGAGTATACCACGCGGGGTCATCGCTGCGCGTGTCGACAAACATATATGTCACGCCCGACCAGCTGACACGTAGCGGCAAGCTGAAGGATCGCGATGTCATCGACACCTGCGAGGACATTATCCGCGAGTGGCGTCAGGCTGTCACTTCGCTTGGCTCGGCCGTCGATGCAATGTCATGTGCCGAGCTCGTCGCAGCTATCAAACGGCAGAACAAGGAGGCATACGGTTTCCGCCTCGACTTCGTGGACTACATCCGCAGGGTAGCGGCCAAGAAGAAGAAAGCCTCCACGGCGCATACGTATCACATCGTCGCCAACTCGCTCGAGCGTTATATCAATGGCGCTATGCTGGATGTGTCTGCCGTCACCTCTAAACTTCTCGGCGAGTATGAGCAGTGGTTGCGAGATGAAGGTATCGCACCCACCACTATATATTTATATATGTCGCAACTCAAGGCTGTGCATAACGCTGCACGCGCAGAGTATAACGACGAAGATGGCGGCAAGATACGCATCCCACAAACGCCCTTCACGCGATATAAGATGCCGACACTTCCTGCGCCATCAGCGCGTGGTGTAGACCTCGCAACACTTCAGGCTATCGCCAACCTCGAGGATGAGAAACGCATCAACTCGCGCCGGAACTTCGGGCGCGACATGGTTATGCTATCCTTTGCCCTCGGTGGCATGAACTATGCCGACTTGTGGAGCCTCGCGCCCACGACGCTCCATGGCGATTATATCGAGTATCGCCGACAGAAGACTAAGGACTCGCGCGGTGATGGCGCCCTCTATCGTGTGCGTATCGAGCCGGAAGTGCTGCCCCTTGTCGAGCGCTATCGCGATCGCACCGGAGCTCACCTCTTCAACTTCCACCTCCGATATACGGAGAAGAGCTTTAAGATAGTAGTGTCGCAAGCTATAAATACGCTGGAGAAGAGCGTGCCATTCTCGCGACACTACACCTACTATGCTGCGCGTCACACCTACGCCTCGCTCGCGCGTAATATTATCGGGCTCGATAAGTACACCGTTCACGAGCTGCTCAACCACTCCGACAACGAGATGCGCATCACGGATAGATATATCGAGCGTGATTGGCAGCGCCTGTACGATGCACATCGCAAGGTTGTTACCCTCGTCGAGTGGTCAAAGATATGCAAGGGCGAATAGAGGGCGTATAACTATGCGCCCTTTATATTACCGTCTTCGTCAATAGGCACAAGCTTCCCGTTATGCTCGCGCACGCCCGCCTGACGGCGCATAATCTTTAGTGCTTCCTGAAAATCTGAGCACAAATTCAGTAACTTAAAAATCAACACAAACGATGCTATAAAGTAAACGACGCAGGCCGCTACTACAATTATACCGGCAAGCGTGAGCTCGCCATCTGGGTACATCAACATAATATTACATTTTATAGGTTAATAATAGTATCTGTAAGCTGATATATTCGGTCGTTGGCACGGTCGAGGCGCTCGTTCTGTTTGCGTATCTCGTCGATGAGGGTTTGTTGTTGCGACAAGATAGTGCCTTGAGCCTCGGTGAGTGTCGCCACTTGTCTATCTCGGCTCTTGACCATTTCGGCAAGGTTCACCTCCGAGGTTAGCGATGTGTTGGCATTCACCGAGAGCGCCACCGAGGATATGCTATATACATCCTCACTCTTAACGAATACATCTTTGAACTCGGGGTTGAGCGCCTTCAGCGTGTAGCCACCCTCTTCTATGTATACATAGCGAAGCATAGTGCCATAGATGCGAGTGTCTACGAGGTATATCTTGCCCGATAACACTTGGCCATTGCGGAATCGAATAAATAGGTAGTCACCCGGAAGGTATCGAGGGGCCATTGCCATAGTGATAACAGTCTGAATATAGTCTACGCCCTTCACCATCTTATAGAATGGGAACTCCTCAAGTGTATGTCCTTTCTCTCGAACAAGGTCGCGCACGTCAATGTCGGGCGTAGCAGCGGTGACCTTATCTACAAAAGGCACCGAGATAACCTCATCG